CCGCCGCCACTATAAACTACAGGCGAACCAGTAATGTGATTTGTTGCACCAGCACCTCCAGCACCAGCAGCATTTCCTGGCACATTTAAATCTGCACCATCATTACCACTACCAGAACCACCGCCTGCACCACCTCTTACAGAAGGCACACTGCCTTGATTACCTCGACCACCGTCACCTCCTTGAGGCGGACTCACAGGTGGTGTATTACCATTACCTCGTCCTTGATTCCAACCGCCGCCACCGCCAGATCCACCATTCTCAGCAGAATCGCCAGGACCACCTGATCCTCCTCTACCGCCACCAGCGGATGTGATTGTTGAGAAAACTGAATTTGAACCACTTGCACTTGAACTAGGTCCAGGTGCAGCACCGCCACCACCTACTGTGATAGGAAAAGTTGCTGCTGTAATTGGAACACCTGATGTTGAACTATTTGGGTGTACAGTATATGAACCATGATTACCTGTTTTAGCAGAACGAAGACCTCCGCCTCCACCTCCACCTGCTTGTTCACCGGGTGTGTTTCCACCACCGCCGCCACCAGCAAGAACAAGATAATCAATAGTGTTATTAGGTCCTAAATTTGATACAACAAAGTTTCCATCACCAGTAAATGTATGTATCTTCTCATCACCTGATGTTGTGATTGTACCACCTGTAGCAACAATTTGTGTTTGTAAATCTGCAACATTTGATTCTACTATAACTAACCAACCCTTTGTTGCGTCAATGTAAACATATGTGACTGCTGCTCTGTTTGTTTTTATTTCTTGATCATTAGCAACACCTTGAATCTTATGACCATTTCTCTGAACTGTTAAACTGTTTGTGCCAAAATTACCAGCATAGTCTTTTACAATAATAGTATCGCCTGCACTAGCACTAGCAGGTAGTTTTACTAAACCTGCCGCACTTGAATTATTTACGAAATATCCTCTACCCGCCACCATTGTAGTCACAGTAGAACCATCTGAAACAACAACTGACTGCCATGCTATTTTACCTACATCAGCAGAAGCACCTAATGCTGTTGCTGAACTATTAATAGTAATCGATTCGTTTGCTAATTTTGCGTTTGCAATAGAACCTGCTAATTTTGCATTTGTTAAAGTACCTGGTGCAAAATCAACATTAGCAAGACCACCATCTGCTACTTCAGTAGTAGTGATTGATTCGTCTGTTAATCCGTTTGTTGTGACTTTTGTTAAGGGCATATTATACTGCTGTTGTAGGCACTCCGTCTGATGAAACAAATGGGTGTTCAGCTATAGCCCACATTAACATTGTATCAGAACCGCCATTTATTTTTTGGTTATTACCTCTTATCTTAATACCATTACTACAAAAATCTAAAACAGTTGAAGTTGAAACACTATCGTGGGCATTGTTTAAGTTTATGTATAATTGAATATTTTTAGGGTTGAAAGGATGCCTTTCACTATCCCAAACTGTTTTATCTCTTGAACCACTTTCACCATTTATTATGATACAATATTTTGGTTTAAATCCTAGATATACAAATGGTGCTGAAGCACCAGATTGTGATTGACCTTCATATCTTACCACTTTTGAATAACCTGGTATGTTTCGAAAACAATACATGATATAATTATCACCATCTGAATTTGTACCACTATTTGTTCCTACTGTCACATTAGTTGAATCTGGTTTTGTGCTGTTAAATGCAGTTGCATTTGTAGCAAGTGGGTCTGTATTGTTCATATAAATTATTTGATTATCATTATCCATAACATCTGTCCAATGTGAGAACCAAGAGTTGCCACCACCACCTCTATTTTTTACTATAACTAAATTAGGTGCTGCACCTAAACCATGTGCAATCGTTCCGTTAGAACCTGTTCCTACATAATCAATAATTGAAAAACCTGCTGTAGTATTTGTTTGTCTATTACCACCAGGATTAGAACCACTTTCGTTAAAAGATGTTGTTGTACCACCATTACATTTCCATTGCCAAGCAACATAAGTTGCACTCGATTGGTTATAGTTTTGGTCAGTCGAATCTACATCAAAACCATTTGTTTCAAAAGTAAATTTAGCAGGACTATGTGTATCCTCTGCGTCAGTTTCATGAAACTTTAATTGTTTATCAGAACCTCTATTTGAATCAAAGACGACATGATTGTCTGCTAAACTTGTAGGTTTAACCCACAACCAGTCGGGTTTAAAATCACCTGCGTTAGCAGAATTTCTAACTTGTAATCCACTACTACCACTACCTGTGTAATGATTGATAGTGAAGTATTCTGAAGGATCATCTATTGTTGTATATGCCATTTTAACCGTACTCCGCTAAATTTTTTGTGTTTAATGCATAGTAACCACTAGGAGGTGAGTAGTAAAAATCACCATAACTATTTCCGTCTGCGTTACCTTGTGCAGTTGCTTTACCTGCAAAACTTCCATCTTGACCAAAGTTCCAAACAGATTGTGCGCCACCACCGCCGCCACCATCATATCCTAACATCATAACACCTACAGCAGTTGATAGTGTCCATGACAATTGTTCGTTAGAACCACTTGCAGGATTACCACTATTGATGTATGTGCCATTTCTACCTATCCATAATTTTCTATTATCTAAGTCTAAAGCAAATTGCACTATATCATTATCTGCAAAAGTAGGCCAACCTGTATTTGTATTTGTTATAGAACCTAAAAATGTATTACTTTGATTATTTGTGGCACCATCTATTTCAAAACCTGCTGCCATCTTACTACCATTTGCATTTTTTTGATTTAAATTTCTTTGATCTACAATACCAAAGAAAGGATAGTCACCACCACTTGGACTTTCTAAATACAATTCAACATACCATTTACCTTTATCAGGCATAATTGTTGGGGCAATACCTGCACTATCACTTGTACCATGTGCATATTGTTGTAAATTACCTTCACGCATTTCTGGTTCATCAGCACCTGCTGTTAGTAAATTCATTACTGCATAATTATTTGTGCAAGTGTCTGTCACAATATCTGTGGCTGCAAGATTAGTCACCGTAAAATGTTTATCATTACCAGATGTATCTGCACCTATACCACTAGAGTTTGCACTTGTGCCTGTTTGTTTAAATTGTAAAAAATGGCCATTGTTTCCATAAGTTCCTGTGTATGCTTTTGGAACCCAAACACCGTTAGTATTAAATTCTCCGAAAAAACTAGCATCATATTCTACACCATCGATAACATTTACCTCAGTAATATAACCATCATAGTATTGTGATGAACCCTCTCTTGTTCCTATAAAAACAGTAGTGTTATCATTAAAATGTTTAAATGTTGAATCCCAAGTTGCAGTTGAAGCCCAATCTGTATATCTTGTTCCGTTAATATACAATTTTACTCTATCTTCGTTTGTACTATTATCTGAATCCGTTGAAACTACTATATGATACCACGCTGATACATCTCTAAATACACGGTTTGTCATTCGTGAACCTGCGTCACTTCCACCTGAAACATTTATGATTTCTAATCCAGCAGGTGCTGTACCTGCATCATTTGCTCTCAAATTAATACGAAAATAATTGTTAGCGTCAACATAGTGATTGTATAATATTTGTTGAGCTGCTATTGAACCTCTTTTAATCCAAAAAGAAAATGTGCCATTAGTATTACTACCACTTGCACTAGAACCTAATGCTAATCTTAAATCAGGACTATCATCATCATTAAACCTAAGCGAATTACTTATTTCGTATGCTGCTGATTCTGTATTGGCACCTAGTATAGGGAATACCATTATATTACTCCTTTACTGGAAATTCGCCTAATGGTCTTGATGTCACTCCGTCTGTGGTTGTGTAAGTAAATAATGCTGCTAATGCGTCAACATTTGCTGCGTTATCTATTTGTGTTTGCATTGAATTACATTTTGTTCTCATATTACCACGCCAAGTTTTCCAACCACTATCCATTGCACTTCCAGTTTCTTGTTCTTTAATTACTCTCCAATCACTTGGTTGTAAGAGAGCATGACATTGTTGTTCAATGCCATTTTTCTTAATTGTTTTTAAACCTTCTTGTTTTAAATCACCTACATCTTTACCTGTGGGTATGTCACCATTAGATTTATCTGTATTAGTGTATAGTAAATCTACTAAAGATTTCGCCGTTGCTGTACCATAAGAACCTTTTACTTTATCAGCGCTACTATCATAACTGTAAGTGATCGCAGTATTCAAATAGTATTCATCACTTTTTTTATTTGTTTCATCAATCTCTACTGTATAAACACCAATAGCATTTCTTTCTGCTTCTGTCCATAATGAAAATATACTAGCAGGATGTTTTAAATCACCTATAGTAATACCTTTATTGCCATTTGGCATTGATGTAATTTTTCCTGATTCTACTACTGCGAACATTATAACTCCTATGATAAGGTTAGGTTTAAGTTTCTACCTACCTCTAAAAATTTTGATCCATTATATCTAAACACAAATAAGTCACCCTTTGCTGCTGTTGTTGTAAGTGTTGGTGCTGTGTCATCTTTAAACTCGTATGCCGCATTGAACGATAATGTTCTACTACCTGTACCATCTTGTATTACAAGTAAAGAAATAAATTGTCCTGTTTGTGCATTTGTTGCTGCACCTAATGCTCTACTAGCACCTAGTGTCACCTTTGCAACAGGACTTGTGCCTACATCCCAAGATATTGTTGAAGCGTCTGTTAGTGTTGCTTCTGGATGTAATGCTGCTCTTGTGAAAGATGTAAAACCTACACCGGAACCATCATCAAATTTTACTAACTCATTACCATCAAACTGTTGAATGACAATATCTTTTGCGTCAACCATTGGTTTTAAAACTGTATCACCACTTGAACTTTTTATTTGTAAGTGATTTGTATTTGCAATCTTAATATCAATCTGATCGTCAGTTGTACCTGCTGTAATTGTTGTATCAGCGTCAGCGTCTAATATTAAAGTAGAACCATTTAAATCTAAAGATGTTGCAACTGTTGGTGTTGTAAGTGTTGGACTTGTAAATAAATTTGCAATCGTTGCCTCTTTTAAAGCAGAGGCACTTGTATCATGTATTAAAATACTATCACCAGTTGCTGGTGCTTCACCTAAATCTGTTTGAGATGTGATTGAACTTGTTGATAATAAACCACTAGTATCTAATGCAAGACCTAAGAATATAACAAATACTGAATCGCCACTTGCTGGGGCAGCAGTAAATACTATTTTAGTGCCACCATCTGAAATACCATAAGCACCAGTTGGGTCTTGAACAACACCTGCTACAGATACTAAAACAGAAGAACTTGAACCTACCGCATAGTTTAATGTAAATGTTGTTGTTGAACCATCAGCAGTTATCGTTTGTCTTTCAAATGCCCCATAAGAAGGTTCTCTTGCTATATATGCCATACTCTTTTATTTATTCCTTTTTTATAATTTGTCCATTTCTGCTTTTACTTTAGTCCATGTTATTTCTGAGTGAGGACAAGTTGTTGTCGAAATCAGTTGACCATCAGAATCTTCTCCTGTTTTCCATGATACTTTATTAAATTCTGCTTCAGTTGTTATTTCTCCAATAAAAACCATTTCTGCATCCGCTTTTAATGTACGAACTGCTTTTACAAATTTCGATATATTATCCATTATGCTAACACCTCTAATAATTGAATATAAGATTCTTTACTATTTTGTTGAAATCTTGCTGTACCATTACTTCCTGTATTACTAATTGCACCTTGTGTTTTATATGTCACACTACTTGTGCTTGATGGAGAGTCCACATACATTAAAGAAGTAAGTCCTCCATTTTTTATAGCACCAACACCGCCTGCTTCAATCCACCATATATTAGACCACTCATGAATTGCAGTTGAATCTCTCATTAATTTATATTTTAACCAACCATCTTCATTGTCTCTATCAGTTGCAGATATTTGCGAAATCATAATTAAAACTTTACTAGATGTTGCTGATGGAGTTATAGAAGCCGATAGGTTGGTATCTGCTAAAGTTGTTGAAGCAATATTTGTAGCAGTAGTTGATGTTGCTTGCACGACTTGTGCTATTTTTCCAACACCACCCACAACACCTGTACTTAGCAGTTTACCTGCTGTTGTTATTAAATTTGCATGTCCTCTTGTTATTGCACCCATTTTTTATCCTACTGTATTGGTAAAAACCTAAAAGTTATTTCTGCACTACTCGCTGGAGCAGTTTGAAAAGTTAGTGTTGTTCCTGATATTGTATAGTCGTCTGTAGGAACTAAACAGATACCATTTACAAAAACTAAAACATCATTGACAGCACGACCACTTGTTATTGTAAATCCAGTAGTTGAACCATCACCTGTTGCTTTACTGTGTGTGTATTGTGCTGCTAGAGGATTAAATCCTGTAGCAGTACCACTATTTACTATTGAACTGCCTGATAAGATAGTAAAAGTATTAGCAGTAAATCTGAAATCATCAGCACCTGCAATCTTAATATCAATCTGATCGTCTGTATCTGCGGTAATACTTGTATCACCATCAGCGTCTAATATTAACTCTGTTCCATTATAATCTGCTATATTAGCAAATGCTTCATTACTAAAAGTTGTTATAACATATATTTCTGCTGAAGCAACTGGCGCACTAGAGAATGTAATTCTTTTTAAATCACCTGATCCATCTACCCCTAATGTGTACGCTTTACCACTACCTGGTTCTTGTCTAACATTTTCAACAAATACTTGTAAAGCATTCTCACCACCCGCAGGTACTTTGTTTGCTAAATCAAATGTTGTTGTAGAACCGTCACCTGTAAAAGTATCCTTTGTAGGTGCAACTCTAAAGTTAGATGTTGGTCTTGAACCTATATACGCCATTAGTTAGTCCTTTTTTTATACATCTTCTAGTACAGATACAATACCGTCAGCGGCACTTGCTGTACTTGAAGTCATTTTTAATACATCACCGGCAGATCCACTATGTTGTAATACAAGTTTGTTTCCTGACATAACCTCTAGTGAGGAACCTGCAGGAATACTTGCGTCTTTCACAACATAAACATCATCACTCGCACCGCCAAGAGCGTCAATAAATACATCACAAGTTATACCTGCTGTTGATTTGTTTGCAATAGTGATTCCGATGACTATACTTTCTAATGCTGAAGAACCTGACCCGGCAGGCACAGTATAGACTGTACTACCTGAAGCACCTTCTCCAGTACCTATGTCTTTTTTGACAAATCTTTTAAAATCGTTAGCCATTTGTTATCCTTTTTACTATTTATACTTATC